TCTAAGTGGTTTTTAGCCTTAGCTAGCTCTTCTTTATAAGCTATTTTCTTTTTTCTTATATCTCTCTCCTCGTCTATATCTTCGTCATAATTGAAATTATCTTCCATTAAGAAGTCAATCTCTTCTTTGTCTAGATGAGGTCTTGAACTTTCGTAGTACTCTCTCAATAGTTGATTACCATTTAAGCTAGAGTAATCTGTATTTAGTTTTACGTAATCTTGTAAAGTACCTCCAGTATCATTCATAAAGTCTACAACTTTTTGAATATTTTCTGGTAATCCTATGCCTGTTTCTTCTTGCTCAGCTATAGCTTCTGCAACTTCGTCAGTGAGTTGTTCTGTTTGCTCTTGAACCTCTTCTTCTGTAATTTCTTCAAGTGCTTCAGCCTCAACAACAACTTCTTCTGTAACCTCTTCTGCAACTTCTTCAGCTGCAACTTCTTGTTGCTCTTCCGGTTTTTCCTCTTCAGTACTAAATTTACTAAAGTCTACTTTAATCGTACCTTCTTCGTCTTGAGACACCGCTGAGTCAACGGGTTTTTCGACCGCTTGCTCTTCAGCTGCGGGCTGTTCCTGATTACTCTCAGGAGTAACGAGGTCTTCTTGTTCTACTTGGTTTTCTAACATGATAAAATATTATATAATTATTACTATTATTATTACCTAGGCTCGAAAGAACCTAAGTCAAATCCTCCGCCAATAATGTCATTTCCGCTAGATTCAAAGCTTTTTGGAGGGGTATTGTTTTGTCTTTGATCTATTAACTTACTTTGTTGTGTTGCTTGTAATTGTGTTCTTTGATCTTTTCTGTCTTCTTTTTCAGACTCTTTTTGCTTCTGGCCTTGGGTTTCCAATCCTTTTAATTGCATATTGTATTGGAATTCCTGAGCCATCAACTCTTTCTTAGCAGCAACTTCCGCTTGCATTTTTTGTAAATCAAATTGATTTTCCATTTGCATTAGTTGTGCTTTTTGAGCGGTAATAGCTTCGTTCTTTTGTACTTCCGCCTGAGCAGCTACTTGCTGAGCTTGAGCATTTGCCTCCGCTTGAGCTTGCATATTCTGCTGTTGCATTAACTGATCTTGTTCTTGTTTCTTTTTTCTACGAATCTTTAAAACTTGATTAGCTAATTTTATATTTTTTATTTCTCTAATGTCAATAGCATCCGATAAATCAATTAAACCAGCAGATAAAGCTGTCTGAATGTTATTTTCTAACATAGCTCTTTGCTCATCATCTGGCGCTAATTCTAAGAATATACCAAAATCATATAAGTGCAAATCCTCCATTTCTTTTAGAGTAGCTACATTATGTCCACCTATCTTTTGAACAAAAGCATCAGCGGATGGTGAATATTCTAATATATCTGATATACGTAATGACAAGCATTCCGCTAACTGAGCTGTCAAGAAAAGACCAGCATCTAATATATGTCTTGTAGCGGTATTTGAATTTGCAGCCGCCATCTTTTGTATACCTACTAAAGCTCTAGAATCAGGTGTGCTTCCATCTCTAGCTTCATTTAATCCAGTAACATCTCGGATCATTTGAAGGTAATAGTTGTAAGTAGATATTAAGGATTGTAATTTTTGACCACCTGAACCGCTAGCAATTTCTTGTATAGGCACTTTGCCAGGATTCATATCTCCTTCTTGGGTCATAGATCTACCTATAACAGAACCTGTTTGGAAGAACATGTTCAAGGCCTCCTGCGGATTATAGTTCGTTCCGTTACCTAAATCTATCTCAGCTAAACCGTCAGCGTCAAGATAAACACCATCAGGTACTAACCTAGACATAACTTGTTGTAGTTTTAAGTGAGTCAACTGAATCATATCAGCAAACCCTGTTATTCTACTAACAATTGATTCGATTTTACCTTTATACATTCTAGGAGCCACTATACTATAGTTCATTAGAACCTTAGTTTGGTCGCTCTTTGGACGCATCATATTCTTGGCTATTTCCCATTTTAGCAAATAGTCTGTACCTAATACAAGTACCCCTTCATAAAGTACCTCTAGTGATCTAGACATTTTACCGAATTGCTCTTCAAGCATTTCAACGGGTGGATCAAACTGATCATCTCTTACTAATATCTTTGTTGCTCCAGTTGCAGTTTCTTTAACTTTGTAAACCTCGTTCATGTATGTTTTAAAGTTGAAATACAAAACTTGAACTGTGTTACTATCAGATTGATCATAATTTCTTATTGATCTATCGTAAAAGCCGTTATTCTGAAACCCTTGTTTTGATATGCTCTCCATATCTTCCTGGGTTAAATTTGGAAATTGCTTTTTTAATTCGTTTAAAGGGATGCTTTTAACTTCACCACAATAATATATATCGTCAAAATACGGTGATTCAGTATAAGAGTATACTAAATTAGCCGGGTCTACATAATCAACTACAACACCTTCTGACTTGCTAAATCTATTCTTAACAGCGCCAATACCAATTACAGATAAATCATATATGATTCTCTTTTTTGTTAAGTCGTAGTTATTACCGTCTAACAATGTTTGGATTGCTTGTTCTTCCGCCACTTCAACAGCTTGCTTGTAACTTAGCTGCATGTGTATTTCTAATTCTTCCTGACTATCCGGAAGCAACTCTGGTTGGTTTTCAAAAAGGTTAATACCAAATTCCGCTTGCGCATATTCGTTTAACTCTTTTGTCTGCATGTCACGAATAATAGATTCCATATAAGCCGTTCGTTTGCTTACGCCGTATGGATCTTGTGAATATGCTTTTATATCAAAAGCTCTTTCAGCTATGCCGTTAACTAGTATGTCAACAAACTTTGATATGATAGGCACTGGCTTCCAATCTAAATTTAAATAAGATAAATCACCGTTAATAGATAATTCATCTTTATATTTTTGTATAGGCTGTTCGCCTCTTGCATATAATCTTAAACTATGAAACGTGTTTTGATTGCTCTTATATCTCGCAGTGCCTGAATCAGATTTAAACCATTCATCTTGAATAGCTCTACCAACTCGAAGGCCATACTCCGATGACACTTTTTCAGCGTCGCTAGCTACTTGGCTAGGGAAAAAACTTTTTACAACTGACTCAGCCATATATTATTTTATTATTTTCGATGTTGTACCGCTATTTGTGTATTTAGCAATATTTAAATTTAACGTTTGTTTTTGAACAGGCGCAACTGGTCTATATAGGTGGCGATTACACGCCATGATAGCTAGTCCAGAACTTATCGCTGCATCATACTTTGTTCTTTTGTTTATATCAAACTTAGCCCAATCATTCAATGTGTTATTAAAATACACATCCCCGTATTGACCGTCTGATCTTAAACCAACATATCTATCTATGTAAGCTTCAATTGCCGCGGCGTGAGCCTGTTTTATATCTTCGCTAGAGTTAGGTATTCCACCTATTTCTTTTTCTGCAACAGATAGCTTGTTCCATACTTTATCGGGACGATTCATAGAATAACCCCTGTACCCTCTTCTTTTAAAATAATATAAAAGCCTAGGTTTGTTATTCTCAGCCAAAAGCGGCATCCCATAAAATACACAAGCCATTAATACATCTTCAAAAAACATTTCAGATGTTTGCGGTCTAGCTATGTATTCTAAAAAGAAGTGGTTTGGCGGTGCGTTTTCCATGCTAAACTTGGTTAATCCGTGCAACGCTCCTTTAGATCCCTTTCCATCAACGGTGCCGGATATATCGTAACTATCACATCCAAAAGCTCCCATGTGCTCATTGCCTGGGAATTTTAAACCATTCTTAGTATATTGTTGGTTCTGCAAATTATAATTAGGTACCCACGATATTTTGAATCTTCCATTTGGATTTGGTGTAAATCTTACTTTTGTATCTTTTATACCATTCTCCCAAGAAAAACTACCGACATTAACAACGTTTGTATTTGCTAAATCCTCGTTATAATCTATTTGTTCGTATATTTTTACTAAATTAAATATACTGTTTTTTGTTTCATCTCTAAAAGCGTGTTCCTCTGTGCGTGGGAACTGCCTGTAAAACTCATTTAGAGCGTCCTGGTCGCTTTTTAATCCTTCAGCCTCATTGTTCCAGTGCTCGATGACTCCGACGTCGATGTGCTCTCCATGAGGGCCAACACAATCTTCTGATGGGGTATCGAATACAGGCATTCCATAATTGTCAATGAATCCTTCGTAATTCCATTCCATAGGTATGAACAAAGAATATAATCCTGACTTAGTCTGGCCATTACGGTTTCTTTTCGTGACGTCTGAGTCATTATAAAGCTTTTTAAAATTTTCACCTCCTTTGTCTAAAGCGTTTGATGTTGACCCCATCATACACTTGCCGATAATTCTTGCTCCTAGCCTTAGTGTTGTTTTCGTAACCCTCCAGTTGTTGAGGATGTTGTCCGGCCTTTCCCATTTCCCCGATTCGTCGTGGACGAGGAGTTTAAGCTTCTCTCCATCGTAGGAGTTGTCACCGGTATTCTTCCAGTCAATTGTTGTGTCGAGCCCTTCCAATAACTCTTTGTCCTGTTTATTTTGTATGGATTTTCTAGTGAGTCTACTGGCTGGTATTCTATAGGCAAGTTCTGTCTTGGGCCTGTCCATACCGTCCTGGATTGGTTTGAAAAAGAACGGGTAGTTGACGGATATTGGTACAACCTTGTCTGTGAACATTTTCTTAGCATCCGCTCCAGACTTAGACAAGATACCGTACCGTGCATCTGACGTAATTGTTGCCAAGTTAACGGTCTCTGCTGAAGACATAAATGAAAATCCTGAACGACGGTTCTTAAGGTAGCACATTCCATAAGCTCGTGAGTCTGCTTTACAAGCTTCCCAGAATATAAAGAATAATCTGTTTGCCTCCCTAAAGTCTGGCTTCCCAACGTCAATTTTGGAGTGCTGCAGGTACATAAAGTGAGTACCAGTAATGTAAGTAGCCATGCCTTTATTATTAAACCAATGGCCTTCGTCTCTTCGTTTAAATTGTTCATCTATATATGGTTCCCATTTTTCTTTGAAGTCATCAGGATAATCTCGCCAATCAAAAACGCTTTGTATTCGTTTTAATTCTTTAGGATATTCTTCTACCGTCCATTTATCATACGACTTATTTATTTTAGCTGGCTCTTTGGGTAAAGCTATTTTTAAATTCTGTATATTATATATTTCGCCTATTTGCCCAGTCTTGCTTATTACAACAATATCATGCTCCTTGCTGTAACCGTATTCCCATTTCTTAGATTTGTTTAACCTAGATATTGTATTTTTCTTAATTGGCGTTATTACGCTATATAAGCTTTGCTCGTACATTATCTAGATCTTTTTTCAGCAAATCCGCTAAAAGTTTTTTTAGAAGGCTCTTCTTTTGGTATTTCTAGCAAAAGATTTTCTTCTTCTTGCACTCTATTAAGTATTTCAAAAGCGTCAAATATAGCTAACTTTTTTGTAGCCGCAGCGTTTTTTAATCTATCGGCTGATATATCTTCATCTGAATCCACAATAGCTTCTTTAGCAACTTTAATAAGCTCTTCAACTGCTATGTGCCCAGCTTGGATTATGTTCAACTTCGTTTCCTTTGTGTTCATACTTTATAACAATATCATTTGATTTCATACAATAAAGACGTTTGCCATCAACGACAAAGTCATATTCTCCATTAGGTG